ATCATCACTGAAGGAGAACTCGATGCTTGTATAGGGATTCAACTTGGCTGGAGATGCGTATCCGTGCCTAATGGAGCAAACCTTAAAAGCATTCCGTTAGGAGACGAAAGATCTCAGTCAGCCTTCTCTTACATAGAAAATGCAATGGATCTTCTAAAGAGGGATAACGTTAAGGAAATTGTGCTTGCGACGGATGATGATGCTCCTGGTAGAACCTTGATGGAAGATCTTGCCTTAAGGCTCGGCAAAGAACGATGTCGTTGGGTTAAATATCCCGATGGCTGCAAGGACTTAAACGATGTATTTGTTCGCCACGGAGAAGAGGGTGTTTCCTCTTTAATAAGATCTTCTAAATGGTATCCAGTGTCTGGAATTTACAAGCTAGAAGATCTACCTCCAATCCCAGAAAAAGAAGTCTTAAGGACTGGTATGGGAAGTCTGGACAACCACCTAGGACTAAGGGAAGGAGACTTCTCAGTTGTTACTGGTATTCCATCTCACGGAAAAACGACATTTGTTAACGATATGATGTGTAGGTTTGTCCAGAAGTACTCAAAGAAAATTGCCTTCGCATCCCTTGAGCAAACACCTCAGCTAGATCACAAAAGAAACCTAATTAGGTGGTTTTTAAATGGTGCGTTAGAAACGAAGGAGAACAAGTCAAAAGCAGAGAAGTGGATCAACGATAATTTTGTTTTCATATGTAAAGAAGATGAAGAGGAAGCTTCTATAGAATGGATTCTTGAGAAGTGTCGTGCTTGTGTTATTCGTCACGATGCTGATGTAATCGTTATAGACCCTTGGAACGAAGTAGATCACAAGAAGTCTGGTGAGCAAAGTTCAACCGACTATGCAGGTGATGCGATTAAAAAGATAAAGCGTTTTGCTAAGGTCTACGGTGTTCACATGATGGTTGTTGCTCATCCAACAAAGCTAACACCGTTGAATAACGGAGATCTTCCTGTCCCTACGCTTTATTCTGTAGAGGACACGAGGCACTGGTACGGAAAAAGTGATGTTGGGATTGTTGTTCACCGAAAGGACGATCTCTCCTTAATCAGAGTAGCCAAGTCCCGATACCACGATATTTTAGGGACACCTGGTCAAGTTCCATTTAGATTTTCACCAATAACAGGGCGTTTTGATGAGGCGGAAGACATATCAGACTTCTAAGAAAAGAGTTAAATTCTTAACAGAAAATAAGCGTCAAGCTGAAATAGCTTACGTTGGCAAGTTCAAGACGGTTGTCCGTTATGCAGATACGACTGTCTTTGATCAATTTTTGTTCCAAGAAAAGATTAATCCAGAACAGTTCCAGATTGCGGAATGGCTATACACTCTTGCTCTTGCTTCGGGGATCAACATATCTACCAGTTCTTTCTTAAGTAACATGTCTGGTGTTCGAGGTAATGGAGTAGACAATATTTCTGAAAGATCTGTAAATGCTAGGATTGTACTGGATAAATGCATAAGTCATATCGGGGAAAAAAGAGGCCCAGTCGCTAAGAGTCTTTTAGAGGCTCTCGTGATTTATCAAAAATCAATAAGGGAGTGGGCTAGGGCAAACTCTAGATCTAGGGTTGGTAAGCTTGATCTGTTTAAGAAAAGCCTTGATGATCTGATTTACTTCAGAGATCACCATATATAAAAAAAGGGGTCAGTTACCCAACCCCTTAAGTTATTTCCAATCAAAACAAGGATACTAAACCTCATTTCAATTATTGCTGTAACACAAGATGTTGTGTCTTACAACTAATTTGAATCCAGAGATATCTCCGGTTTCCAGTTTTTCTTCTTGTTTGGAATAATTTTTGGTGACGTTCTTTGTCGCAGCATCGCACGAGCAACTGGATTTATCTTAGTCACTTTTTTTCTTTTAGTTTTCATTTCAATTCGACTCGTAAAAAATATGTTTTCCCACTGTCTTAAGTTTCTTTAGTTTTTTCGACCAGTAGGGTTTAACGTAGCTTGCATGGTAGTGCGTTGCCTTTTTTCCTACAACTGAGTAGTGGTCTCTCTCTGCAAGCATTCTTTCAGCAATACTGATAGACTTTTTAAAGGCTTCTTTCTCGTATGGTTTGTCAGATTTCTCATCCCAATACCATGAGAATTGTTTGTATTGCTTAACAACCCCACAAACTGAATTGGGATAGTGAGGTGATGCAACCCTATTTAAAGTCACTTCAGCTACCGCAATTTGAGAAGCCGTGTCTTCTGACCTCGCCTCGTGATAGAGATTTAACGAAAGGCAAAGCAAAGCAGTGTTAATCAACATTTATATCCCCTTCCGTAAAATCTGGGAGCACCAACATCTTGACCAGTAAAGAGATACCAGCAGCAAGAATCTTTACTTGTATGTTTAGAGCCTGGTATCCACTTAACTCGTCCGACAGCTACTATTTTTCGACAGTACCGCATGAAGTGTGCGGATTGTTTTGTACATGCCCAATCACTGTCAAAGAGAAACCACGTTGGCTTCATCCGACTGAAGTACTCAATAGCCTTATGTAGGATCGGGCGAGACCAAGGTGGATTGGTAATTATTACGTCAGCCTCTAAGATTTGACGTTCTTCTAAGCTGAAAGCGTCTTGTTTTTTAATATCCTCTCTCTGTGGCTCGATATCTGATTTGTGGACGCAAGTCATATGAGTAGTTTCTATGTGATCAATTAAAGCTCCGTTTCCTGCCATAGGCTCTACAAAGCTCTGATCATCCTTTAAGAATTGAAACAGAGGCTCTGCGACTTCAAACGGAGTCGGATAAAAATCCCTCTCCATTCGAGGGAAGTCAGACCTTTTTCCCATGTCTCTCTCGCTACTGTTTTTTTCTATTTTTATTTCTCGAAATAACTCTGAGGTTTGACCTTTTGTTATTTCTTGGATTTCCGTCCTTGTGATCTACTTCCTTTTGATCACCTTTTTTAACTAAGCCCTTACGCAAAGCAGACCTTCTGTTCTTATTTCTAAGAGCACGTTCTTGCTTCATCCTTTTTGAACTATGGTATTTTTTATATTCACTCATGGTTTTTCTGCTTATTGTATCTTTTAATTCTAGCATATTGTGAGGCGTAGTTCCTAATTTTTTCTCTGTTTATCTCACGATAGTTCCTCATGTACTCTCTATCGAGAATAATCTTGCGTTGTGCTTCTTGAAATCTCCCAAAAAGAATCAGAAGTTTTGAGACCATTCGTTGCCGTTTTTGTGGATCTTTGATTAGGGGAAGTTCACGCCTCTTAAGTTCAATAAACTTTTGGTAAATAGCTACCTTTCTCAGCATATTTGCGCCTTGACAAAACCCTTTAATACCTCTTTGGCTTTTGGACTTAGGAAGTACTCTTTTTCTGCACCACCCCATGAACTAGCTATTATTAGGTTTGTCTTGTGTTGTATCTGGTTGAGTCTATTTCTAACGCCATCCTTAACCGAAACCAAATCATCTCGAATAAGTTTTAGCTTTTCCATTTCTGCTGCAATGTTTACGACAGTGATTGGAATGTTTAAGTGGTTCTCCATTCGGTACACCACCCCCAACATTGTTATTTGATTCAAGGTCATTTTTTTAAAGTAATTTTTTTTCTTATTGCCAAGCATTTCTTCTCCTTAATAAAAGTCTTAGTGGGGATCGCCTACCAACTAAAACCATAAAATAGCATCCCCTCTGGAGGTTATTTGCGACTATCCACACGAGGCACTCACCAGTAACCCTCTGCCTTTTCTGGGAACGATTAAAACCCAGGAGTGGCAAACTCTAACCGTGTAAGCGTTCAAGACCTTCCTTTAGTCTCTCATGCTCATATTTATCTATTAATGTTCGGATGACTCTAGGCGTGACCATATGTTTTTCAGCTAAGTCAGCTACTTTAATTTTTCTTTTTTTATGGTCTTCCCATATTTGATCAGACTGTTCATAGAGGGTAGTCATTTTCATATGGTAGAGAAGCGTTCCTTGAGTAGTTCTTGTTTCTGAAGTTCTCATGTCTATTCCTATTCCTTTCTTGCAAAATTTGCATTGATAAAGCATGTTTGGCACATAAAAAAGTTGCACCGTCATTTATATTAACGTCAGCTTTTTCTTGGCAATCTTGGTGATCGCATTCTGGTCTGAGGTCTTTAAAGTGCGTGTTCAATTGCTTCAACCCGACCTCTTATGTTTTCAGCAAAAACTAAGTTGCTAGGGTTAAATCGTCTGTAAGACTTTCTTGCGGTATCCCAGTAAGTCGTGACGGTTTCGCTTCTTTCGTCTTTGACAATTCTGCCAGTACCTCTTCTGATTGAACCGTCCTTTTTCTTGTACTCCATTGTAAAAAATGTAGACCCGAAAATGCTAGTCAGATTTCTTTCTGTGATAGTCGGAAAACTGAATAATTTTACCTTCCTTAACTTCATAAATTTTTTTCCTTTTCTTGTTTTGATTGGTAAATTTTACGACCTCTGATTCAGTCATTAAGGAACTCTCCAGTTCCCTTAAAAACTTGGTGTTTTCTTGCTGATCTTTGAAGTCTATCTTGATAACGTTTGTCATATCTCTCCTTTTGTAGAAGCTTATCATCAAGTGTCTTTAATGTAAACAACTTATGAGATCAAACAGCCGAAAAAAAAGACCGGAAATCGATCTTTTCAATTCAGCTGCAATGACCCTTATTCCTCATGCTCGTAAGTTTTTTCTAGAGAAGCAGTGAAATTTTCCACACAAGATCTAGACTCTCCTAAGTCCACCTTTTGATATTTAAAACTTTCGACATCTCCTAAAGTTAAATGTCCAAAAATAAAATCAAATATAGATGCTAGTCTTGTTTTTGTCGCAAACCCAGAGTTGGAGGTGTGAAGGTAGCCCACATTGTCACTCACAACATATTCATCAAAATATGTGTTACTGCTTTCTCGATCTGTATCAATTTCGACCACAATATCCTTGTGTTCGCCTAGTGTTTTATTGATTTCCAGATCTTCTGGAAGATCTCTATTCACTTTTATTTTATACTTTGAGATGCTGTACGTACCCATTTCATTTGCGAATTTCTGACAAGCATCTTCTTCACTTTCAGCAAACACAGTGCCATAGTGAATGCCATCGCCATAAACATAATATTTTTCATCGCTCATCGTTTTTCTCCGTGATTAACTCTACGTTGTTGCCTTCAAACTTCAGCCCAACAACCTTCATGCCTTGGTTCTCGACTTTATCTATAAACTTAACCAAGTCAAATGCCCGAAAGAAAAACCCACTAGCGTGGGCAGTTCCTTCAAAATTATCCTTAAAAAATATAGTGCTCATTTTTTTTCTCCTTCATTTATAGCCAGAGCGTAGTCCTCTGGAAATTTTTCAGCCAGTTCTTTCATTAAGGGTTTTTTGTAAACCCATGTCTCTTGGTTGTGTCTTTCAAAAAATATCTTATGAAAAAGAGAACCTTTTCTTATGAGTTGAAAGCATTGGTCTGTTTCAATCCAGTTGTCATTTCCAACCCTTTCATCGTCATCATCCAAATACCATTCTAGGTTGGTCATAAGTGCTTGTTCAACATTATAACTTCCACATTCACCACAAACAACAATCGTTCCACCGTTCACGGATGCAAACTGTCTTTGATTGGTTTCTGGATTAATGGGATTGTCTACAGCCATAAAAAGTTCACCGACCTTGTAGTCCGTTTGCTCTCCATTTTCACAGTCAAGACATCCCCACCAACAATCATGGTCATAATTGGGGGGTAGTTCTGGAAAATCTTGAAGGTCTGTAGGTTTTATTTTTTCTTCGCCCTTGGGTACAGAAAAATCTTCAGTACTCATCTTTTTTCTCCTACTCTTTTTTCCAATGGTTTGAAAAATTCCATTTAATTTTAGTAACCCCATTACGTTCATCCCAAGTCTCTTCAGTAATATGGTCGGCTAGTTCTTCACCAGTCTCCTTAACCTCTGGTTGCCATTCGTCATGGTCATATACTTCTTCGTAGTGGTGATGGTCTTCGTAGCAACGCTTTCTTGCATCGTTTTCATCCGTTGCAAAAACATAGTATATTTGTTCAGCTAGGCTTGGCTTATATATAACTGCGTATTGTTTAAGTGAGTTTATTTTCTCTTCGGTCTCATCGTCAAGAACCTCTATTTCTTGTATTTCTTCAAGTTTCATTGTTTTTCTCCCTTAAAGGTTTAATTATTTCTAAAATTGCGTTTGTTCGTTTTAAGCATGGTTGTCGATCAGTAGAGGATGCTACCCACCTAACTAGATCTCTTTTAAAATTGACATCTTGGATGAAAAAGCCACAAGCTTTTAAACTTGCCCCACTTTCATACGGCTTAGTGTAGGTTATAATAACTCTATAACCCATGCTATAAACGGAGTTCATTGCTTTACCCATCAGAAAACTAGCCACATTTAAGTGACTAGCTTTTGGATGGATGCATACCCTTCTAAACTCTACATGATCTCTTCTTTTACTGAATGCTGAAGAACAATTATCAACTGTGACAATCCCAAGACACCAATCAAAAAAATAATGGCTACGATTATAGCCTTCCCATGCTCCGATGGTAAACTTATGTCTTTTTAATGGCTTTGAATGTCTGTGATGTTTTTCTACAAAAAGAGATGCAGATTCTAAGTTCAGAGGATGGTGGATAAGATCAACCTTTCCACCAATCTGAAATACTCCCATTACGAGGTATGAGAGTTAACGTAGGTTTCTAAGGCTTTTTCAAAAGGCATATCATTGAAGATAATGCAGTCTGGATGATGCTTTTTAATTTCACTTGATTTTATAAAGCCCTTCCATTGGAGTAGTTTATCTCCATCTTGAATAAACGTACCTTTTTTCAAGCTACGCTTTAGGTCTTTAGAAAGTAGCCACTTGTGGACTTCATCGTAGCACCAACTTTCCAGAGAGGGTTGTGAATCCCAAGTATGATCTCCAAAGGTCACTTTCTTTGTAGGCTGATCTTCAAAGTACTTGTCGATCTCCCTCATTATATCAAAGAATCCTTTACGAAAGTTTGATCTGGTAAATGAAGGATGTTCGAGTTGTAAATCACTCCCCCCTCTGCCATCATTTTCTACATGGGCAAGTGGCTTGCCATCCAAATAAATTTTCGCTTCGTAGCAAAAAGTTTCTTGTGAAGCAAATTCACTATGCTTTATATTTCTCATTTCTAGTTTCATTTTTTTCCCTTATCGGTTTAGTAAATATTGAAAATTGTAGATAAGAGGGTCATCGTAATGACCACTCCTATCGTTAGCTTGAGGATCTCCCAAGTCATTTGAGAACCCTTCTGAAAACACCTTGGCTACCACCGTGTCTTCTGAGGTAGTCTTTAGAGAGCAACTTACTTATCATCACTTCCCACTGGGTTTTTTTAATCGTAACCTTCTGGGGCTGAGATACTTTGCAAGATTGAGGCTTTGAGATGTAAACCCACTTTTTTCCTATAATTGCCCAAATGTCATAATTGCCGCAAAAACCGTTCATGCTGGCGAAGGGCATAACATTTGGGATGTTCATGGAATACAGTTCTGCCTTATCCCATTTTTTCCCGATAGGTCTCCCATGCTTTCTGGGTTTTTTAGGAAGTCTCATTTTTGATCGTGTCTCTGGGATGTAAAAACTAGGAATTTCCATCTTCTAAATTCCTTTCATGCTGAAGCCATTTATCTGCTATAATTGCCATCCTCTGTATTTCTTTTACAATCATGGGTTTGTCTTCCTCTTTTATTGAACTAGGAAAATAGATCGCTTGATATATTACTGGCTCTAGTACTCTCCATGATGGAGTAGAGTCCAAAGTAGCGACTCCTTTCTTAACTACTGTGTGTTTCATCTTTTTCCCCTTTGCTAAAAAAACCGGTTTTTTGGTTCAAAAATCTCGTATCAAAAAACATAAAGACTTGAGCAATGAGCATACCCACTGCCAAAGCCCCCATGATTATTGTAAACGTGATGAACCAACCCATTGGATCTGGATTGATCATTTTTTTCTCCTTGTTTTGATTGGTTAGTTAAACGGCTATAGCCATTTTTGGTTGGTAGTCTCTCAAAAGTTCGACAATCATTTCTATTGTCCACCCATTGCCAATCATCTTGTAGCGTTGGGTGTCTGAAATTTTGACTGTCTCGCCTTTTTCGGTAACTCCATAAGCAGTGTAGTCATCGTCCAAAGTCTGGAGTCTTTCGCACTCTTTTGGAGTCAATTTTCTGAAAGTCGTTTCGGAAGTAATAACCTTTGGCTCTCGATGCCCACCGCCCATAGTCGTTAAGGTTGGGCTTTTACCTAGTGGTGAGTAAACTCGTTTTATAGCGTCAAGACCTCTGATATCAGCCTCTCCGACTTGAATACACCTAACACCAGTCTGTGCTTGATTTCCAAAGCCCTTGTAGTCTCTAGCCATAAGTGCAGAGCCTTTGTGGATGTTGGTGCGGACTACTTCCTTGCCTTGTGAGCCGACTAGGTCAACGCCTTCGGTAATAGCTACATCAACGCCCATGTTGTCGGACATTGTCACGTAGTTATCTTTTTGGACGGTGGTAACTGTGTTTGTCTTACCGTCAAAACGAAACTCCATTTGTTGACTTGTTGAGCCATCTGCGTTGTATCGCCCCCTTGAAGCGAAGGCACTTGGCTTATTTTTACCTTGGTATTCTTTTACCAAGTTTCGGTTAACACAATATTTTGCGTCCACTACTGGCTCAAGAACGTCTTCCAAAAGGATATTTCTATCCTCAATAAAATTGATATGCTTTAAGCTAGTCCAGTAAAACCTCTGTCGGTTTTGACCAGAGACTAGAGCGGAGTTCCAGAGTTGAGGTCTTGCACCAATTTCCTCTGACACCTCATCAACAAATTCCTTTTTCATTTTTACGTTCTCAAAAAAGAAATGCATATTAGGATTGTTTTTTCTTAAAGCTTTGAAAAGCTCCATCATTGGATAAAGTAGCTTTCCAGTTTCGCCTTGAGTACCAGTTCGATTCCCAGCAAAAGAATAATTTTGGCAAGGAAAACCACCGCTAAAAAAGTCTACTTTTATATTATCAAAAAAGCTTGGATCAGCCTTGGTAATATCTCCCAAGAAAACGGTCTTTGGAAAGTGCTTTCTGGTTACCGACATTCCATAAATGTCGATCTCAAAAACGTAGTATTTTTTAACCTTCACGCCTAGCCTCTGTAAGGCGATTTGAAGCCCACTGAGACCGTCAAAGGTACTTACTACTGTAATCCCCTCTGGATCTCCAGAAACGTGCTTGTCGATGAATCTAAAGTACTCTCGCTTGTAATTAGATATAGAGGTAACGTTGCCCATGTTTGGGTCTCCTTTTGTTTCGATTGGATAAAAAAAAAGACCCTCTGGGGTCTTGCTTGCTACTGACTTATCATCAGTTTATTTTTGTACGTCAGCTACTTCTAGAACCTTCGCAAGGTTATATACTTTGTTGAGTCAACGAGTGACCAGCCTATGAAAATAATCGGCACACACAACAATAAAAGGCTTGTAGTTAAATAGCCTAAATCTGGTTGCATCCATACCCATATTAAAAAAAAACCTCCGACAATGCAGAGGCTTCCATATACTTTATCAAACAGTCTACTCATTGTTCGCTCTCCCATTTTTTATAATCACAATCTTGGGCATAATCCCAAACTTCTCTGAATTTATTTAGCCAAGCCCTTTGCTCGTCAGTGAGACTTTCGTTAAACATCAGAACCTCTTCCGCAGAGCCTAATGGCTGGAGGTTTTCTTTATCTCCCCAACGATTATAGATATCAGTTAATCGGTTTAAGCTAATCATCTTTTTCTCCCTCAATATCAATGTCATCTACTTGGTATTGAATTATACTGCCTCTTTTCATTTTATAGCCTAAAACTTTAGCTACTTTTTTCTTATGAACAATTGAATCCTTTACCAATTGCTCTTGGATAGTATGGCAGAGTTTATAGGCATTTAAAGTGCCTTCTTCGGCATCAATTTTAAATGTGATTTTAAATTCCATTGTTTATTTCTCCCATCTTTTAAGTTGCTGGATGTACTCTTCCTTTTTGTACAACATCGGTCTATCAAAAATAGATACCTTTGTTTCCTTTTTAATCTCTTCTAGATCGTTACTAGTGAACTCCCATTTCGGATATTCTGAATACTCTGCCTCTAGAAACATAGCAAAACGCAAAGACCCTTCTCCTACTTCTCTTTGTTTTGGATCTTTGTGATCAACAAAAATTTGATAGCCATTAACATAGAAGCTAGGGCAAGCATCATTTTTCCAAGAGCAATTTTGCCAAGTCTCTGGAATGTCTAGGTCTTTGGTACAATCAGCAAAGAAATTATCTTGATAATCAACTGTCATTTTATTCCCCTTTAACAAATTGTTGATGGTAGCCTAAGCCACCATCTTAAGTTCATTTTCTTGGAGTGTATCCAAATAGTCTATAGCTTGGCTAGCCTTTGCCGATGCTGTAAAGATAAATTTTTTGTCGTTCTTTAAAGCAGTCAACCAGTTAGCTATATAGTTAGCATGATCTTGACGAGGCTCTGTAGCTATGCCTAGCCTAGCAAGTCCAAAGCAAGCCCCAAGTTCAGCTACTAGTTCCTCAGTAGCGTAACCCTTACCTCCAAACCTTTTAGATCCTTCCATATTTCGGTCGCATCTTTCTTTGGTCATAGTCCAGTGGACTAGCTCGTGTAGGGCTACAGAGTAAAAGCCCTCTACAGTCTTGAAGTCCTCAAACTGTGGGACTCTGATAGCGTCTATCGAAGGGATGTAGCAAGCACGATTGCCACCGTAGGTAATCTTTGCCCCAGTGTTTTCGATGTACTTGTCGGCTAGTTCGTTGCGTCCTACTAACGGCTCGTAATCTTCTAGCTTGCATTCAACGCTGAACTTTTCGGGCAACCCTTCAATCTGATCTAAGTTAAAAACGTTGTAGCTTTTCAGCATTGGAATAGTCTTAGTTGTTTCTACTCCATTAGCGTCCTTTTCTGTAATTGGTAAGGACTTGTAGAACACTACACTAGTAGACTCAGAACCCTTTTTAACTTTAGCCCCCAAAGTGTTAGCTTGCTTGAAAGTCATATAGGTATTAGAAGACCAGCCGTTAACCATCATATCCAGCCAAAGCATAAGGACGTTAACGCCTTTGTATTGCTGACCGTTGGCTCTAAGTGGCATCCCATTGGCAGTTGATTTGTGCCAAAGCGGAGCAATGTTTTTCTTCTCCGCAGTTTCGAGCATCTCCACAATCTTATTAGTAAAGTTTAATTCGATGTCTTTTTTGGTCTCGTTATTTGATCTAGGCATGAGTTTAATCTCCAGTTGATTTGATTGATTGATTGGTTTTATTTTTATTCACTTGGCTCAAGCAATTTGCTCATGCCTTTTAAAACTAAACGGTAAGACTTTTTAATTTCACGTTCCTCATCAGTTAGGAACTTCCAAGATAATGCATTCTTATCTCTGAATTTTTCCATGCCATCGAGCATGTCTCCATTGCCATACTTGGTCATTACATCAATATGGTAATCCCAATCTATACTATTAAAGTCCATTTTATTCCCCTTGTTGTTTAGTGTGAAAATTAAATAAATCAGCTAGTGATCTATTTAGATTTGACACTGACATCGGTATCACGTTGTCCACCGCCTTTCTTTGTGACCGTTCCCTCCACACGATTTTGGGAGGGTCTCGACTTTCGGGCTAGTGTTCAAGTTTGTCTGGCTTGAACCTACCGTACTTCGGGAGGGCGAGTGCCAGAGGTATTGTTTTTCATCCCCCTCTGGTTCGGGTGACATTGGCGAAAATAAGCCAAGCCATTTGCTGAGATTGTTATCTCAAATCGTGAGTGATTCGTCAATGACTTTAAAGTCAAATAATGCATATTGTTAACAAATTGTTGACCGTTAATCTCTTTAGATGACTCAGCTATATATATAGAGAGTAAGTAAAGGAGTAGAGAAAGAACACCAAGAGAGCCAATAAGAACATAAAAAGAACATTGGCGATTCAAGTTTATTCAAGTAAGGGTACTTAAGAAGACAAACGGCTCTCAGTGGGGCTTAAAATGCGACTCATAAGATAATTGGGAACTAACTAAAACAACGTGGTAAACTACCAATAAAACAAGGAATAAAGCATGGGAAAAGATAGATTTGGGTTAACACTGAAACAGTCGATGTTTGTCGATGCGTATCTCTACGGTGAAAAGACAAAAGGCAATGCAACGGCTAGTTATCGGAAAGCATACGACTGTGACAATATGATGGACTCGTCTATTCATGTGGAAGCTTGCAAGCTATTGCAAAGCCCAAAGGTATCACAAAGGATCGAGGACAAAAGTAGGGAAGTAGAAGAGAAACAGCAATTGAGAGCGGTCTCTCTTAAGCAAAAGGTTTTGGATTCACTTTTACTTGAAAGCCAAACGGCAAGTTCGGATAGTGCTAGAGTTCAAGCTTTAGCGATATTGGGTAAGACTATCCCAAACTTCTTTGCTCCAGAAAAGGCTGAGGTAACGCAGAAAATGTCAGTAGCATCGGCTGAAAAGGATCTAGAAACTGCAATATCTAAGGCTCTGGCTGATGGGAAAGTGGTTAACTTACTGAATAATAAGGACTCTGATTCTCCTAGCTTAGGAGACTCGAACTTAACGCTGGTACAGAACGATATCAAAAAGTAATGGGGGACTTATCTAGGAATCAGAAATCCGGAATCGAGCTGCCATCCCCCCTTATCATCCGGCAGCGACCGGTTTTGCTATACATAGTACCAAATCCTGACAACTCCCAACTTTTCCCAACTGCCTTACCCCTAAAAAATAAAAACACCCCCTAACATCCCTAGACGAAAAAAAATTACAGGTAACTTGCAAGGTTTGTCTTTACATATCTCACGAGATGTAGTACTTAAGGAGCACTGGAGAGGGTTACACAGTTAGTACCCCCTAAAGCCCTCTCCAACTAAAAAAAGAAGCAGCAGAGTAGTATGAAACTTGATCCAGAGAAAAAAAAGCTCCTTGAGCAGGCCAAGCTGAGACCAACGATCTACATAAACTCCAAGGATGATATCGTGATAGACCACGAGAGGTTTGTCTACTGGTTTTCACTGGTGGTTTACGAGTTGGAGCATTCGGATGACCTCGAAGACCATGAGATGCCGTATCATATTTTCTGTGCAGGTGCAGAGGCAGCCCTCCGATGTCAGCAAGAACTCAAGATCCAGTAGTTGTGAAACTAGAAGACCACGAAGCTGATCTCTGTCGATGGTTAAGCAGGGGTAGGTTTGACCGTGCTAGGAAGAGAAAGGCTGAACTGAGAACGATGGGAGTTTCTGGCGATAACGACAAATACAGTCCTGACAGAATAGGTCTTTACGCTGAACTGGCGTTTGCCAAGGTTACGGATGCTTATCCATCTCAGGTGTTTTCACCGAAGTGCAACACGAAGATATCGGGGAAGGACTTGGGCGATCAGGTTTACCGTGGGAAGAACTTTGACGTTAAGGCGACTGTCCACGAGAAGGGGCTTCTCTGGATAGACAGGGTAAACGAGAACGTTGACTTCTATGCCTTTATGATTGTGAGCGAGGAAGACCCTATAACGTGCAGGCTGGCAGGAGTTATCTCGGCAAGCGTTCTTCACTCAAAAAAGCCGACCCATCCTCCCCAGTTTAAGTTTCCGTGCATTGTAGCAGAGCAGGAAGAGCTTACGCCCTGGGGGGAGTTTAACGGTGGCTAGGCTGAGAAAAGATTTTAGACCGAAGAGGTCTTACAACCTACTGATTTACGAGGATGACCTTGAGAAGGTCTACACTATTTCGGTTCAACTAACGAGGGAGCTTGGTCATCATGTCACGAAGGCGGCGGTTATTAGAGCAGCAGTATCTCGATTCCTTGAGGAATACCAAGACGGAGAAAAAGAAGGGGGAAATCTATGCCAATCCTCTCGTTGCTAAGGTCTGTACGGCTTGCGGTTCAAAGGTCAGCCCTGTTTATTCTCCAGACTTTGGACAGCATTGGTACTGCTATGGTCATCGCCCTGGGGTATCTCAAGAGGAATACGACAAGCAGACTGAGAAAACTAAGATTATGGAAGAGTGGGTGGCAAGAAGAGCAGCCCAGAAGGAAGACAAGCCTCTTCCCGGACGAAAGAGTCAAGCCCCCAGACCTGTATACGAACCGATCAAGCCAGAAGAAGAAGGGGTCTGGTGGTGAGAGTAAAGTGGAATGGTATGAAGAACACTTAGGAGGTTAAAATAAAAAAAAGCGACAGTAATCCTTTTGACGGAAACTACTATGAACCTAACGAAACACTATGGGGTATTAAATTGAACGATAACGTAAACCATCCGAAACACTATGCAAGTTCTAAGGTAGAATGCATAGACGCAATGGAGGCAATGACAGACCAGGGGAGAGATCCTTTGATTCGCCTTGATCACCACTCAAGTCACCTCTGGCAGACTATATTTAAGTACATTTGGCGGTTTCCCTTCAAGAAAAGTCCGATTGAAGACCTAAAAAAAGCAGAATTTTACCTAAAAAGACTCATTTTACGTCTTGAAAAGGAAAAAAACGAAAATAAATAGGAAGTAACCGTCAAACTGTGGTACAAAGTATAATAGAAGAGTGTGTTTTTATATCCCATAGGTTGTAAAAAGAGCACATAACCTCACAAAATGCAGTTTTGCGGTCAAACTTTAACTTTAAAGAGGCACAGACAGTGGAAAAGAAAAAAAGCAATCTCCAATCTATGAGTGATGAAGATCTTAAAGGTCAGGTTGACACTTACGCAACTCTACTAAGAGAGGCTGTTAACGAGCAAAGAAGAAGGAAGCAGGTTGTATATTCGGCTGCCGAGGAAGAGTACATATCGGCAAGGGATAAACTACGTTCTTTAAGCAACTTTAGCGTAAGAAGTATGTTAGAGGCCAGCCCCTTCCAGTTTAGCATCGTTAGCCGGAATTTTTGACCTCAGTTGAGACCTTACTTAAAAACTTAAACGAGTTACCAGAAGAGCATAAGGCTGCGATTGGCGAAGCTCTTCTTAATTACAATAGCCTCGTAGACAAAGAGAGAGCGAAAAAAGAATTTTTGCCCTTTGTCCGCCATTGTTGGCCTCCGTTTATGGAAGGGCCTCATCACCGAATTATGGCAGAGAAATTCGAGGCTGTGTCGAGAGGGGAGCTTAAACGCTTAATCATCAACATTGCTCCTCGCCACGGTAAGTCCGAGTTAACCAGTTGGCTTTTACCGGCTTGGCTGTTAGGACAAGACCCCTCTCGGAAAATTATCTCGGCTACACACACAACCGAGTTTAGCCAGAGGTTTGGACGAAAAGTCAGAAACTTAATAGACACGGATACTTACCGAGAAGTCTTTCCACAGATGTCTCTGAGGGCTGACAGTAAAGCTGCAGGGCGTTGGGACGTATCTGGAGGCGGAGAATACTTCGCTATCGGTGTAGGCGGTGCAATGACTGGTCGTGGTGCTGACTTGCTTGTGATTGACGATCCTCACACGGAAAGTGCAGGTATCAACCCCACGTTGGAGTATTTTGAGAACGTTTTTGACTGGTATTCTTCCGGTCCGAGGCAGAGACTTCAACCAGGTGGGTCAATCGTAATCGTTATGACACGATGGTCTCAGCTAGACCTAACGGCTAAAATACTGGAAAGCTCATCTCAAAGAGAAGGGGCAGACAAGTGGGAAGTCATAGAGCTTCCTGCGATGTACGAAAACGGAGAGCCTCTGTGGCCAGAGTTTTGGCCAAAGGAAGAGCTAGAGTCTTTAAAGGCAGAGCTTCCCCTTGGAAAATGGCTTTCCCAGTATCAACAGACTCCTACGGCTGAAGAAGGTGCTCTTATTAAAAGGGAGTACTGGAAAGAGTGGAACAACGTTAATCCGCCAAGTTGCCAGTTTGTTATTCAAAGTATCGACACGGCACACACTAAAAACGCCAGATCAGACTACTCAGCGATAACAACCTGGGGAGTTTTTAATCATCCAAACGAAAGTGGAGACGATGTTCCGAATATTATCCTTTTGGACGCAGTTAACGAAAAGCTTGAGTTCCCTGAGCTTAAACTTCGGACTCATGAACTATATCATCAGTATGAACCTGATGCTTTCTTGGTGGAAGCGAAGGCTGCAGGACTTCCCCTCATTCAGGAACTTAGGGCTTCTGGGATTCCTGTTACGGACTACACGCCAAGCCGTGGTCAAGATAAACTCTCTCGTGTTAATGCCGTTTCTGACATTTTTGCGTCTGGTTTGGTATGGCATCCTCCAACTCGTTGGTCGGAGCAAGTCATAGAGCAATGTGCAAGCTTTCCCAACGGAACGCACGATGACCTCGTAGACTGTACCACCCTCGCTCTTATGCGATTTAGGCAGGGCGGATTTATAGCGTTACCATCCGATTACGAAGACGAAGCCACCCCTTGGTGGAAAAAACAAAAATCTTATTACTAAAGGAGACTAAAAATGCCTGCCCCAAATAGAGAACTAGTAGAAAAGCTTGAGAAAAAACGCAAAAATAAAAAAATTGCTGAGAAGAGGTTAAAAGGTGGAATAGAGTCTAGAGACGATATTAAAGCAAGAGTTAAAGGCACACCCACCCCAAAGCCTAAGCCAGGATCTAACATGAAGAGCTATGATCCTATGGGGGCAGGGTTGAGACAGATTAAGGCTCGTGGAAATGACAACCTAACCCACATTGCTGACAGAGCAGGTACGTCTGTAGGCACTATAATGAAGCTAAACAGCAACATTAAAAACCCAGACAAAATTTCAAAAGGCCAATCTATCAGAGTTCCTGCCAACACCAAGGGAATGAAAGACGGTGGAAGAGCAGGAGGAAAGAAGACTTGTCGTGGAGGGGGCATGGCCACCAAAGGAACAGGGTATCGTATTAGATAATGGCTGTAGAAAAGTCTCTTGACCAACAACTTCTAGAAGAACAGGCGGTAAACCTAATGGGTGAGGAGGCAGAAGTTGCCCCTACCGAGGATGCTCCAGTTTCGGAAGAGGCTACTGTAGTTGTTGAGATGGAAGATGGGGGTGTTGAGGTAGATTTTTCTCCAACCTCAGAACAGGATTATGCCAACGCTAAATTTGGAGAGAACATAGCGGAATATCTTGATGAGGAGATTATGGGGGAAATAGCCTCAGACCTAATTTCCTCCTACGAGGAAGACAAGGCATCAAGAGAGGAATGGGTCACCACATACACAAACGGTTTAGAACTACTCGGTATTAAGAGTGAAGATAGAACCACACCCTTTGAAGGGGCTTGTGGTGTTACCCATCCTATTTTAAGCGAAGCGACTATACGTTTTGTCAGTCAGTCCATGATGGAGATATTCCCTGCTTCTGGACCGGTAAAGACTAAAACAGTCGGGAAAGTAACAGACGACACTATTGCTCAGTCCAAAAGGGTTGAGAGCTACATGAACTACCTTCTCACGCATGAGATGGCTGAATATCGTTCTGAGACGGAACAACTTCTTTTTCATCTTTCCCTAGCAGGGTCGGCTTTCAGAAAAGTCTACTACGATCCGCATTTAAAAAGACCTTCCTCTGTATTTGTCCCTGCTGAGGATCTAGTCGTTGCCTACAATACGACTGACTTGGTTACATCTTCTAGGCACACCCATGTCATGCAAAAAACGGATAATTTTGTCCGAAAACTGCAGGTTAACGGTTTTTACCGTGATGTAGACTTAACGGAAGCTACGGAAGGAGCGTCAGATGTCCAAACCAAGTATAACGAACTTACAGGGGTTACCGAAGTCAGTGAAAGTGACCTCAGAACAATCCTCGAAGTCCACTGTGAACTTGACATCCAAGGGTATGAGGACAAAGACGATAGTGGAGAAGAAACAGGAATTGCCATCCCCTACATCGTCACCATTGACGAAGCCTCAAGTAAAGTTCTTTCGATACGGAATAACTATTCCGAAGACGATCCACTAAAACAGCCCTTACAGCATTTTGTCCATTACAAATTTCAGCCTGGTTTAGGTTATTATGGATTTGGCTTGATCCATCTAATAGGCAATATAGCGAAGTCTTCAACGTCGATCTTGCGTCAACTTATTGATGCAGGAACACTATCTAACTTGCCTGCGGGATTTAAGGCAAGAGGTTTGAGAATAAAAGGGGATGACACTCCGATTAGTCCAGGCGAATTTAGGGATATTGATCTTCCCAGTGGTGCTATAAGAGACAATCTAATGCCATTGCCTTTTAAAGAGCCTTCAGGAACGCTGGCACAGCTACTGGGCGTTCTAGTTGAAGAAGGACGTAGGTTTGCATCGATAGCTGATCTGCAGGTAGGAGACGGTAATCAGGAAGCTCCTGTGGGAACTACTCTCGCCTTAATAGAGAGGTCTATGAAGGTTATGTCCGCTATTCATGCACGGCTACACGCCAGTATGAAGCGAGAAATAGGACTACTGTCAGACATTATCTGTCACTGTATTGAAGAATATCCATACGAAGAGGAGGGAACTCCAAAGCAAGACTTTGACGATAGAGTGGATATTATTCCAGTCTCTGATCCAAATGCTACAAGCTTTGCCCAGAGGATGATGCAACAGCAAGCGGCGATGCAAGTCGCAGCCCAAGCTCCTCAGCTTTACGATCTCAAGGAGCTACATAGAAGGTTTTTATCAACTGCAGGACTGGATGACATAGATAAAATCTTACCTGACGCAGATGAAATGCCACCTTACGACCCAATAACTGAGAATGCTAGAATGATGGGAGGAGGCCCAGTAAAAAGTTTTGCTTACCAAGATCATGATTCACATCTATCGGCTCACATGAGCCTGATGCAGAACCCTCAGATGCAGAAGCATCCTATGGCACAGCAAGTACAAGCCTCCGTCAGTGCTCATATCAGCGAACACATGGCTCACAAATACAGGAATGAGGCTGAAAAGATAATGGGTGTTCAGCTACCACCTCTTGAGGACAAGGAGAAGAAAGGTCTTCCAGAGCAAGTAGAAGCCCAGATTTCAAGAAAAGCCGCTGAAGCCGCCGCACAGATCACAGGAAAAGCCCAACAGCAAGCCGTTCTGGAAAGGCAAATGCAAGCCGCTCAAGACCCAGTTATTCAGCAACAGCAAGCTGAACTTCAGGTCAAGCAAGCTAAGGTTAAACAAGAAGCCCAAGAAGCCGCTCTCGAAGCCAAGACTGATATACAGAAGACAGAAATGAGAAATGATCTTGAGAGAGAGCGTTTAAAGCAACAGAAGGAGCTTGCCGAAGCTAAGATGCAAGTAGACCTGATAAAGGCAGACAAGGCTAACAAGTCTGTCCTATAGAGATAGGAGGGCATCATGTGGTTGCCTATAATCTTAGTATGTACCGCACCGTATGTACAATCTTGTAATGTTATTACCGGTCTGGAGTTACTAAAAGATCAGAATGCGTGTTTTGCTGAAGCAAGTAGTAAAGCTACCATTCTACTAAAGCGTCCAAATATTTTTATGGCTAAACCTGCCTGTCAGATTCTTCCTACCAAAATTAAAGAACAAGAAGTGGATACTTAATGGAAGAAGAGCTTAGAGCCAAAATTAGGCAGATTATGAATGATCTCACCGATACGGTAGCATTAGGTGGGGCAAAGAACTTTGAAGAATACAATCGTTTAGTTGGTCAAATTGAGGGACTGGCGATTGCAGAGCGTGAACTACTTACGCTTTTAAATTCGGCTGAAGAGGAAGATCTACTTTAGCCGCCTGGGGGTAGCAACCAAAAAAAGCTAATAAGGAGACTAATTATGTCATCGGTTTATTCAACCGCAGACGTTGTCGTACCTGACAACGCACCAGTACCAACTGGATATCACATTCTAGTTGTCGTTCCTAAAGTAGAGGAACACACAAAGGGAGGAGTTATTCTCCCATCCGATATCAAAGATAGAGAGGATATCGCCTCCATAGTCGCAAAAGTCGTGACAATGGGAAACAACTGTTACCCAAGAGAGGATACTCGCTTTAGGGGTAGGCCTTGGTGCAAGGAAGGAGATTGGGTACTTTTATCTAAGTATGTCGGTCATCGCTTTGAATATGACGGAGTAGAAATGAGGCTCATTAATGATGACTCAGTTTTGGCTGTTATTGAAGATCCAACTAAAGTTTCGAGGACTAACGCATGAGTACAGTAGAAAAAAAAGAAGATCAGATTTCTGAAGAGGCACAGTCAGAGGAGGATGAAGTTGAGGTAGATGTCAAGCTCGAAGAGGCAGATACTGATACTGAAAAGTCCGAGAGCAAAGCACAGGAGGATAAGGAGACTGAACAACCTATCCAAGTTGCAACAGAGGCTGAGGGATCAGAAGGTGAACAGGATAATACTAAGCAAAAACCCTCTAAGTTCCAGAAGCGAATTGACGAACTTACAAAACGCCAACGAGAGGCTGAGAGACAGAGAGATGAATATTATTCAGTCGCTCAAAAAGTTCTCAACGAAAATAAAAGCCTCCGAGAGCAAGCAACAAACTTCGGGCAGCTCGGAAGCACCGAGTTTGAAAATAGAGTTACGAGCCAAGTTGAATCAGCCAAACAAGCCTTCAAAAGAGCCTACGAAGAAGGTGATGCGGAAAAGATAGCAGAAGCTCAACAGCAAATGATGGAAGCTACGGCTCAAAAGTCCCAAGTGGGACAAATCAAAAGAGCTACGGAGCAAATATCAAGAGAAAAGCCTATGGAGCTTAAAGCTCCCCCAAACTCCAGAGCTTTGGAGTGGGCAGGTAGAAATTCGTGGTTCAACAAGGATATGGTGATGACCAATGTCGCTTACACCATCCATGATGAGCTAATACGAAGCGGAGTTCAAGCGGATTCAGATGAATACTACGGTAAACTGGATGAACGCATTAGAAGTGAACTTCCCAACAAATTCTCAGAGGGTCAAACGGACACCCCAAGGGAAAAACCTCCAGTGGCACAGCAAAGCATCGTTACTCCTGCAGGGAATAACGTTAGCTCAAAGTCACGCAAAGTCCGCCTCACGCCAAGCCAAGTTGCTGTGGCCAATCGACTAGGCGTTAGTCTTGAAGACTACGCTAAAGAATATGTCGCACTAAGTAGCAGTTAGGAGCTAATCTATGACTGAATTAAAGCAAAAAGCAAATCGTACCCCACGCTCTGTAGAGAAGAGAGACCATGAGGTACGCCAAGAAGACTGGAAACCTGCAAACCTTTTGCCAGATCCCAACCCAGTGGATGGGATATCGTTTAAGTGGGTAAGGGTTTCTTCAATGGGGGAGGCTGATCCAACGAATTATTCAAAGAAAATTCGTGAAGGTTGGCAACCAGTACCATTAGAAGAAGTACCTGAGCTTGCACATCTTGTTATCGATCCTAATCCTAGGTTCGAGGGCAAGCTAGAGGTTGGCGGACTGCTTCTCTGTAAGATGCCTCAAAGAATGGTTGATCAACGCAATGCACACTACTTGAAAAATAGTGTCGAAGCGCAAGCATCTGTTGACAATAATTTAATGAAGGAATCGAACCCTCGAATGCCTATGGATAAACCCCAAAACTCAAGTAGGGTATCTTTTGGGCGAGGGTAATTTTAAACCCTTAAAATGGAGGTAGATTATGTCTACAACAAGTGCTCCTCGTGGTTTAAAGCCTATTGGCCTCTTAGGAGGTATGCCTTTTGCAGGTTCGACTATGGAAATAGCTATTAAATCTGGCTACTCTACAGCAATCTTCAATGGCGATATAGTAGGTTACGCTGACGTAACGAACTCAACTGACGATGGTTATTGTGTTCGTGAAACAGTGGCAAGCGAGGTTAATCCCATTGGTGTTTTTCTCGGATGTTCTTACACCGATCCAACCACCAATCAACC